CAGGATGCGTGACGTTCTGACAGAAAAACTCCAGATTTGGATAGTTAGCACGGTCCAGCACCAGCTTAAAGCTGGTGGGCTGAAGATAATTGATATTTGTAGTTAATGTAGCCATGTGTTTATTTATACCTAAAAAAAAGGGCTTCCGAAGAAGCCCTAATATTCAAAGGAGAAACATTATTATTATTTGACTAGAATCAAGCGAGGATATTGTCTACGCGGAAGATTCTGTAGTACTGGTTAGTCTTAACCGTTGCAAGACCGTCAGCAGGAGTCGCACCAACGAATGGGTTTGAAGCCATACCGTAACGAGTCTTGAAGCCGATCTTAGGCTGGAACGTATCTTCTCCAACCGCACGAACCATTGTTAATGGAACGTATGGGCAATAGAAGAGACCAGCGTCATATGGGTTAGTACCCTTATAACCAACTGTGACATAGTCAGTAGCCGCATATGGATCGATGTATACGCGAGTACGTCCGTTAAGAACACCAGCGAATGTGTTACCAGTGTCGTCAACATTCAAGTTAGTTGACATAGCTGGTGAGTAGTCAAGCATACCAGAAGCAGCAAGTGCAGAAGCGATGTCAGAAGAACAAACAATAAAGTTGCCCTTTCCACGTCTTGTTTCTTTTGCAATTACGTTTGCTTCACGCTCGATCTGTACGATCAAGCCCTTGAACTTCTCAACTGACCAACGGCCATCAGCATCTGTTGACAAGTCAAAGATACCGTTAGTAGCTGTGTTAGCCTGGAGAGCACCAGTCTTAGCTTGTGAGTTAATAGTACGAATAACTTCACGGTTGATCTCAGCCAAGATTTCAGTTGACAGAATATTAGCAAGTTCTGTCTCAGCGTCCAAACCATGGATCGCTTTCAAATCTTGAGCAAGTTCAAGTGAGTACTCAGCCTTCAATGCACGTGACTTAGCTGTAACTGTAGCTTTCTCGATTGTGAAGCCCATTTCGTTGAAAGAAGAATTATCAGGAGCTGTAGTAGATCCCAAACCTTCTGCAGACGATGTAGGCATACCACCACCAAAGTTAGCCGTGTCACGGTTATCATTGATAGATGAGTCTGATGGTGAATCATCAGCAATGCCAAGAAGGCCAGATGGTGATGAATCATGGTTACCAGTTGAGTCACCAGAGAAGTTAGTGTTTGCTTCGTTGAACAATGCTTCGTCACCGTTAGCAACATAACCTGGAGTACCAGCTGTTCCAATAGTTGACTTATAGCGTGACTTCATGGCAAAGATCAAGCCAGTAGGTCCCGTCATTGGCTGAACACCACATACGTCATATGCCATCAAGTTAGGCATTGCACGACGAACAAGTGCAATCAGAACTGGGTTCCAGTTTGCAGCTGAAGTAGTGTTGTTAGCTGGAGCTGTTTCATAAAGAGCTTGCCCTTGAGAAGCTTCTTCAGCAAAAGCACGTTCTTGGTTTTCGAGGATCGCGGCTGTAACAGCACGGCGATGGTTATCTTTGATCTCGCCAGCAGCTTCGTTATCAAGCACTGGAGACCATTTTTCGATCAAACGATCATATGATTCCATTTTGGAACTCCTTATTTCTTATTTTGAGGTCTTTGTAAGAGCTGTTAAGTAAGCATCCATTGAGCTTGAAGTAGAAACAACTGATTGTCCCTGTTCTTCAGTAGCTACAAATTCAGCTTCTCTTGACTCGGTTACTTCTTTATTAAAGTATGAATTCTTGACAGTTTCTACTTTCATAGCGAAAGTTTCTTCGTCTTCAAAATCCACGTCTTCAACAAGAGCTTTCAGTTTCTCTACCTGAGTTGCTGCAAGACCACGAGCTGATTCACGAATAATCGCGTCACGCTTATAGCCTTCCAATTCTTCAGATAGTTCGATGGCTTTTGCAGTAGTTGCATTCAGAGACTCTTCGAGTTCTTCGACAGTATCTGCTAGGTCATCAACGAGGTCGACTTTGGAATCAGGAACATCGATGTAAGACTCTTCAAACAGACCCTTGAGGCTTGTCATGAAGTTCTCAGCAATTTCAGCTCTGAGACCAGACTGGATAGCGACTTTATTGTCTTCCATCCACTGTTCAACAACGTAGTTGAGGTATGAATCGACTTTTTCTACGAGGTCAGCTTTAGTAGATTCGATCTCTTCAGAGAGTTCTTCTTCGTACTTAGCTTCCAAACGGTCAATTTCTTCTGACAGCTTAGACTTAATAGCTGCTTCAAAGATTGTTTCCGCCTTTGACTTAAACTCTTCAGACAATGTAGCTTCATCAGAGATGAGAGCATTCAAGTCTTCAGAAAAGTCTGCTTGATAGTCAAATTCAGGAGATTCTGCAACATATCCTTCGTCTTCAGACTCTAAATCTTCGGCCATCATTTTAGAAAGCATGACACTCAGGTCTTCTTTCTTGGCTTTAGACATCATTTGATAAGCGGCATTAATCATACCAGCTTTAGTCTTAGGCATTGGATCTTGCTTAGTGTTGTCACCTTTACGCTTCTTAGCGGTTCCAGTTGCATCACCAGCTTTGTCAACAGATGCTACTGATTGTGCTTCAGCATTCTTGGGATCGTGACCTTGAGCTTCCATGATTTCGTTCTCGTCATCATGGAGTTCAATTTCTTGATCTTCTGTATATTGATCAGTCATTATTGACTCCTATTATTTTGATTTGAGTAACGAGAGGAAATTCTTAAACTCACGAACCTGAGTCTCATAGAGATCTTTTCGTGGAGCTTTCTTAATTTCAGTCTCCATTCTTTCAATTGTTTGAGCCTCAATAATACCGTTATTCCATACCCATTCTACACCTTCCATAATTCCATTAACGAAAGCATTAGGTGCTGATGGATCTTGAACGATATCTACGGCGTTAAGCATAAAATCAGGTCCTACGACCATGCCACTACCGCCACGCTGCAAACTTCCCATACCACGAGTTGAAACGCCAACCCTGACCCCGCCATCGAGTAAACCCTTTACGATTTGCCCCATAGGAGTTTCAAGTATTGTCGCTTTTCCAACAACATCGTTTCCCTTAAAATTAAGAGATTCGATCTTGTGAGAAACTTTATCTAGGTTAACAGTTGGCCCATCTGGATGGTTTAACTCACCAACTGCTCTACCTTTTGAAACTTGTTCGTCGACATATTTACCGACTGCCTTTTCCATAACAGGCATAGGATATACACGACCATTTCTGTTCTTTTGCTCTGCTTGAGCAAAGACTCCTTCAATCGAATATTTCTTACCGCCACCTTCTTTGGCTTCAGTAAGAACTTCGAGATTCTGGTCCGTGTATTCGGCAATAAGTTTCATTTCATTTGTCCGTATTGTTTCACAAATTGAGTAGCAGCTTTCTCTGCTTCTTTTTGTGATCTATAAGCATCAAGTCTGTCACCATCAACATACGCAACAAACTTACCTTTATCTTTGTGAATCATTACTGAAACACGATCCACCTTGAAGTCTCTTACGTGTTCTCCAGGTGGCATTTTTTTTCTAAGTTCTGTGAAGTATTTCATATTAACTTTTCTTTACGTAATTATTTATATGTTTTAAGTTTTCAACTAAATACAACTATTATTAAAATCCAGTAAAGGTTGCGGTCCGCGTAGGTGGTATAAAGTCTGTCGTTGCAGCTGCATGACTGTCAATCAGATAAACATCTGAATACGCGCATGGATAATCTGTCCCGTCATTACTATTAGCCGCTATGGAATTAAGGGCAAAAGACAGAAGATCAATATCCGTATTGTCGTTCATAGTAACATCTGTTATTAATGTTCCATCCCTGTAGAATTTACAAGCTAAACTTCCTGACTCTGATATCATGGCATAATGATGCCATGTATTGTCCTGTAGTATGAAACTTATAGTAGAGGTTCCTCCAGCACAATCTACTCCAGTAGTTTTCATTGTCCAGTTAGCGCTTCCACCACCTCCAGCCGCCGACCCGACCAACCCTGTATCTGCAATGGACCACCAAAAAACAGAAAAAGCATTATTGCTATTTGTTTCGTATTGGGAATAGTTACCGTTATGTATCAGATAACGCTCTGTCTCAGTTCGCTGCACTAATGCGCCGTTTACAAGCTCCCATTGGTCGTGAGAGGGGTAAGCAATAGTAGTCGCAGGAGGGTCTAGCTCCGTTTCAAAGTAGCTGCTAGGATTTGATGGGTCACCAGTCTCTGGAAAATGCATTACTATCGTACCACCATTTTGATCCCAACGAGTAAATGATAATGTAAAAGAATTAACACTAGTAGCTGTATTACCGACCGCGTCTGTAGCTAAAAACGTAAGATCTGCAGATTTCGTGGTGAATTCGACTGAACCTTCACCGAATGGGCTAATTGTGAATACAGAAGAATCCTGACTTATTGTAGCGATACTATCGAAACCCGATCCTTTTGTGACACTGTAAGTAAGTGAATCACCATCGGAGTCAGTTGCTACAATTGTAATAATAGTTTGTGTTGAACCATCATCTGCTAATGTAAATGGCGTAGTATTATCCGAAGCATCTGTCACTGATGAAATAATAGGGTTTTTATTAATCAATGCAACATTATACCAACCTGCACCCTGCCAGAGATACAGTCTATTATTGGAATTAATAAACGCCTGATCCCCAGCTGTGTTTCCCACATATGGCAACAGCCCAGCCGAGTCATATACGGTGGTAGTACTACCACCACCACCCAATGCACCACTAACAATTCTGGCGGATGTTAGGTCACCAGTGGTATTGACGTCTCTGGCTAATTTACTTAAAAACAGGGCTTTACTTGGCATTGTGATTACTCTTCGTCTAACTCGTCGTCATCCAATTCCAAATCTTCTTCGTCAAATTCTAAATCATCATCTTCTTCTGGATCTTCACCATTATAGATCTGACCAGCCACAGCAATTTTTTCTTGCTCTAATGCATCTTGCATCTTTTGTCCAACCATGTCATTAAAGATCTCTGTTGCGGCTGTATAGTTCTGATCGAAAATAGATTGTACCAAATCTTCTGTGTTATGTTCACTCATTGTCTTCTCCTTCGGGTGCTTGTTCACCTTCACCATTCATTTGATCTTGCATTCTTTCAATATCATCATCATTGAAATGTAATACATTCTTCATTACCCATTCCTTCGAGAAAAATTCACCGACATAGTTCTGAATCTGATCCAATGACTGTAATTTTTCTCTGAGAATTTCTGCGTCTTTGAGTTCAGCAAAGTGATTGTCTTTGGAGAACTCAATTACCAAATCTGACTTCCATCCGTTCCAATCTTCTTCTGTAATGATTCCTTTGAGGATCAATTGCTTTTTAAGAATATTGAGGAACAGGTGTGAGAACCGACGACGAAGTCTATCAATAAATTTCTGAAACTTTAATTCGTCTCTTGTAATCTCTGATGAACGACCCAACGAAAACTGAGCTTCTTGTTCGAGTCTATTGATGGGTACATTCAATGCACGATACATTTTCTTTTGGAAGTAAACAATATCGTCAATCTGCCCTAAGTTTTCTCCACCAGGTAGAGTCGAGATTTCTGTACCACGACCACCTTCTCTGCGGGGTAACCAGAAGTCTTCTAATAGTGATTGATGTTTTCTGTCGTCTCTAATTTGACCAGTCTTCGCATCATAGACAAGCTTATTTCTATATCTTGCCATGATGTCTTTCATATACTGTTCAGCCTTACCACGAGGTAAGTTACCAACATCAATATAGAAAATACGGCGTTCTGGAGCACGGGCCAAACGATAGATGACAAGAGAATCTTCCATCATTCTCAATTGATTGATTGGCTTCATTGCTTTGTGTAGATACGATACAATCTTCTTGCGGTCTTCATTCAACAAACCTGATGTGACATAAGAGACAGCATCTTCTGTCATCTTAACACCACCAGACTGTTGAGAGCCAGGCTTTTCCTGATAGATGAAATACTCATCAACGTTTTCGATTAACTTGGCACCGGTCTGTTGATCAGTCTTTGTCTTAACCTGTTTAACTTTTCGCATCTTGGATGCATCGATTGGACGAATCTCTTTGATACCTTGTTTGAGGTTACTTTCGTCCACTACTAGGTGATGGTATAATCTACCATCGACATACCATCTACGGAATATATCATGACCATAGTCCCCAAAGTCAAGCATTCCATAGATGTTATCGAATTCTTCTTTAACTTGCTTTTTGATTGAGTCTGAGATATCAATATTATCCATATTAACATCTACAATCATATCTTGATTAGAAATTGTTACAGCTTCATTGACAATCTCTTCGACAGCCATATCAACTTCAGGGTGCATCGCAAGTCCACGATACTGCATAATTAATTGATGATTATCTTTAGAATCATCTCCGTCAATATTTAAGTATTGTCCATAATGCATTCCTGATGCAGTAACATACCCTGCACCATCATCATCACGAGCAGGAACGATCGAGGGAGTCTTCTTAGGATCTTCTTCCTTAGCTCTCTTGATTTCAAAGCCAAATAATCTGAGGCCTCTATCTTCTGCCATTTTAATTCCTTAGGTAGAAAGAGGGACTAGAAAACCTAGTCCCTTTTCATATGTTATATATTAGGTTGTTGTGCTAGGCTCTTGTGAATCGAAATACTGGTACTCGAAAGTAACCTGGAATCTTTCAATTTCATCAACAGAAGCATAACTTACATCAATTGGTGTAATCTCAGTTGGGAATGCACCCCTGAATGTATACTTCTTAATAGCCTCGCCAGAGCGATCCAATTGCTCCACAAACAAGTCTGCTTCATACAAAATGGGTGAAGTCAAACCAGTGTTTGCCGAATGGGCATTGATACCATTCATCCAACGTTCCATTGCATTACGTACATCAAAGTCTGTATCGTTGATGATTGTAACAGACCATGGTCCAAAGGTTCTATCGCCAGCCATCTTTAGCTGACGACCTCTAAATGGTACCACAATTGTGCCCATAGTAGAACCAGGTAACTGAGCTGTTTCACAAAGGAAACTTGTCAGCTCAGTATCACCGCCTGCATATCCTGGATAGTTGATCGTCGCCTTAAATAGATTAGGACGAGCGCCACCACCCCTCAGTTTTGACTTAAAGTCATCGACTCCTAAAACTGCCATTTGTTATCTCCTTATACCGTGCCCACGACTTCTTCAAAGTCAACCCCAGTTCTTACAGCTACAAATGACAATGTCACGTAGTTGATTGAACGCGCAGGCTTGATAAAGATGTCAGCTTTAAATTCATTACGGTCAATAACAGCTGCTGTGTTATTTGTTTCATCACAAACAACTCTGAAGTCCGTAATACCACGACGACCTTGTACTTCGCGAAGCACTGGTTCGACGATGTTAACAAATTCCGCTCTTGTGAACTCATCGTTAAGTTCAAACAAAACTTGCTCTGCAGCTCGTCCAATTGCTCTTTCGAGGACAAGGAACAATCTTCTTACATTAATTCTATCAAACGCAGAAGGCCTTCCTAAGAATGTCTTGTCTCCGAAGAGAAGAGCACCCTGTCCAGGAATATTTGCAATTGGATTAACACCTGCCTTGTAGAGAGTATCTCTCTGACCCTTAGTTGGGCTGAATGCAAGACTTGTGATGCCTAACAATTGACCTCTACGAGAACCAGCTGGGGAGAACCAAGGTGCTCTGTTGAAATCAGTTGCGGCCATAATACCTGCTACAGTTGAAGAAGCTGGAATTGTCCGATACTTGTCATTGTACTTATCATATACTTTAATAGCATTTCCATCAACAATTAAGTATGATGACTTAGTCCAATTACTGACTGCATCTGTGATGCTGGTTACTTTAGTTGCATCGCTGTTAGAAATAAAGTTACCTGTGTATACAGATGAAACTACTACACAATCCTTTCTTGTAGATTGAGCAGTTGCAACCAGATCGTTTACAACAGTAGTTTGTTCTTGATCTGAATCCATGTTACCAGCGATTAAGAAATCAACTTCTACCTGATCCTTATCTTCGTATAGATCCCAACCTGACAAGTAATCCCCTGTACTAGGATTATTACCAGCTGTTCCACCTGCTAAATCATATCTTACTGATCCGGAATCGCTATTAATCGCATAGTTAGTGCTAAGAGCTGTTGTGTTACCAAAATTTGTGTATTCACTAATATCTCTGAGATAGATGTATTCTGAAGTATTGTTAACAACAGCTGGACCATATACAGAAACCCCTTCAGCATTCTTAGCATCAGTAAGAACAGAGAGGTTAGGGAATGTCTCGAGAATCGATCCTCGAGTACCTGTTACTAATCCATCACTATCAACTACAGCTAGGTGGAATTCATCGAATGATGAACTTCTAGCAGTTGCAGATGGAGAAGTTCCTGGTTTAGCATCAAAACTTGAGCTGACTGGCCAAGCTGAAAATGCTGAATCACTAGCAGTTTCACGAGCATGCAACGCTCTTACTACAACACCGTTACCCAATGTGCCTGGAGTTCTCCAGTATACATTACCGGCAACAACATTATTATCGAAGTCATCTCTGTCTCTGATATATGTTGCGTTGACGTTATTGTCAGATGCATTCTTAGCTGTATCCGTATCAACAACTCGTGTTACGTACAACGATCCAGAATATCTTAAAAACTGGGTTGCTGTTAAGTAATCAACAGCGTTACTATCGTTTGGAGTACCAAAATATTCTGCTAGTTCCTGTTCATTAGCAACTAGTACTCTTTGCATTGGTGGGCCATCAGTAAATTGACCAACAAATGCGCCTGTAGTTGACTGGACGTTTGGTACGCCACCAGTCAAATCAATCTCCCTTACGACAACCGCAGGAGATTCTGAAGGTGCAAAAAGTGCCATATCCTTTTCCTTTCGTTTAATTATATGATATCATAATACGGTTGAAGTTTCAAGTCGCTATTATTTATATATTTATAAATTTGGATCCATTTCTATCGCCCAAGGGGTGGATTTATCCTCTTCAATGGATTGAATGTGTTGAGATCCATCATCGACAAATCCGAATGGCACTAGGTCATCTTCAATCTCTTTCATTTTCTGTTCAAACATCATTTGCTTGAGATTGATATCTGTCATGTCTGCAAAGAATTGGGTTGAAACAAAATAACCAAACATTACCAGATTCATCATAAGGTCGTCATGGTTGCCATCCGAGGCCTCATACGATTGACCCTTTGCTTCAAATGTGGAGATTTCGAGAATTGTATTCTCATCGTGAACAGTTATTTTATTGTTCTCGAGAATGTCTTTGATCGCAGAACACCCAAGCCGCTTGACTTTACGATTCATTTCGATACCAAGTCCAGATGACTTGACAGTAGATGTCACGTGCATATTCTCATACTCGAGCTCATGATACAGTCCGTTACAAACCACACCACCTTGATCATTTGACTCGATGACAATATAAGAGTTGTTGTAGACTTTTGCATACTTATATATAATGTTGGGGTAGAGTATAGGCGAGATAGTGTTATTGCGATACACAGCAACCTGTTCAAACGGGCGAACGCTAATATCGATCAAATTAAAAGTAGAATAGTCTTGACCTCTACCCTTACTTACATCTACGGTCATGATATATTCGTGATCTTTAATTGGTTCTTTGTAGATAAACAAATTACCATTCTCTAAGATACGGGAGGGATTCAGGGCTCTTAGACCCATCAATGTTTCTGAATTGATGAGGGTA